GTGAAACAGACACTAAGGGATTTCCTATGCCCGCAGCCAAAATCTAAAATCAAAGCAGGCGACGGTCAATTAAAAGGTGCCTATAACTTCTACACATCCAGTCAGATACAATCAAAGTTTTATCATTCCGCCACTTACACACAGCCCGCACTTATTTTTGGAACTGGCGGAATGGCAAGCGTTCATTACTGTAATGAACCCTTTTCAACATCGACAGACTGCTTAGTGATGTACGGACGCCTGGGCGCGCCATTAGAGTTGATATATTACTACCTCAGGAGCAATATGCATCTTCTGCAAGATGGGTTTAAAGGTGCCGGGTTGCAACACATATCCAAGGATTATATCCTGAACATTAACATCAATATGCCTGCCCCTTCGCTTCAGGAACAAATCACCCATCAAATGCGCCTGATTGACGCAATGATCAATGGGAAAAAGCAACAGATTCTGTCTTTTGATGAGGCCGTCAAGTCCCGATTTATCGAACTGTTCGGAGACCCTGTAAGTAATCCAAAAGATTGGGATGTAGTGCCACTTGGAAAGCGATGCGGAATAATCACAGGAAATACGCCATCCCGTTCAGAGCCTGAAAATTACGGTGAGTACATTGAGTGGATTAAATCGGACAATATCAACACTCCTTTCACATTCATTACCAAAGCGCAGGAATGCTTATCTGAAGCCGGTTTTGACAAATGCCGTTTTGTTGAAGCGGGTAGTATTCTAATGACATGTATCGCTGGCAGTATTAACTGCATCGGCAATGTTGCGGTTACCGACCGCCGTGTGGCATTTAATCAGCAAATAAATGCCATTGTCCCGGAGCAGGATGAGGTGCTGTATCTGTATTGGCTTATGCAGCTATCAAAGCCTATGATACACCGCACTATCAATATGGCATTGAAGGGGATACTTAGCAAAAGCCAACTGTCAGAAATAGCGTTCCCTTTCCCACCGATCACACTGCAGGAGCAGTTTGCAACCTTCGTCGAACAGACCGACAAATCAAAATTGGCAGTGCAGAAAGGGCTGCAGGAACTGGAGATTCTGAAAAAATCTCTGATGCAACAGTATTTTGGCTAATTGAGCCGGTGCAGGATGTTGGTACACAACATAAAATTAGAGGTGTACTAGCATGAAAAACCAGCTTATTTCCGAAATCACACGACAAATGATCCCCTATTTGGATAACGCCCAGATGGAGCAGCTGCAGAATGTTCTGCAGCATGCTCTCTGGAACGTCCAAATCACCGCTAATGAGGACGGTGCTCAGCAGCCAGACAAGGAAACCAATTCTGAATTGTTGGAGATGTTCTTGTCAGCAAAGCGGGTTGAGGGTTGCAGCGAAAAAACGCTGCGGTATTATGAAACCTCAATCCGGAGGCTGTTTGCTGCAGTTGATTCCCATGTTACACACATGCAGACGGATGATTTGCGAGGGTATCTTTCTGATTACCAGCAACAAACACAGTGCAGCAAAGGCAACATAGATAACATCCGAAGGATCATGTCCAGCTTTTTCACGTGGCTGGAGGACGAAAACTACATATTAAAAAGCCCTGTGCGCCGGATCCATAAAATCCGTTCAAACAAGACCGTTAAGGAAACATACACGGATGAAGCGCTGGAAACCATGCGCGATCAGTGTGGTTGTTTGCGTGATCTGGCGATGATAGACCTGCTTGCCTCTACAGGTATGCGTGTTGGAGAACTGGTAAGGCTGAACCGTGATGACATTGACTTTGAGAACAGAGAGTGCGTTGTATTCGGAAAAGGTAGCAAAGAACGTCCAGTATACTTTGATGCCCGCACCAAAATCCATCTTAAAAACTATCTGGAAAGCAGGAATGATGATAACCCCGCACTATTCGTATCTCTACTCAGTCCATACAACAGGCTGGAGATCAGTGGCGTGGAGGTGCGATTGCGAAAGCTGGGACGTAGGCTCGGTATCACAAAGGTGCATCCACATAAGTTCCGAAGAACGTTGGCGACACGCGCCATCGACAAAGGAATGCCGATAGAACAGGTGCAGCGGCTCCTTGGTCACGCCAAAATTGACACCACAATGCAGTACGCAATGGTAAATCAGAACAATGTAAAGATTTCCCATAGAAAATACATTGGCTGATTGCCAATCCCGATTTATCGAACTGTTCGGTGATTCGGAATTTAATACGATGCAATGGCCGACTGAAAAATTATCGGAGTTATGCGTCGTTAGTTCGAGTAAGCGAATATACCAAAATGAACAAAGCACCGAGGGTGTCCCGTTCTTGCGGATTTCAGATTTGAATGAGCGTATCGACAATGTAAAAAACGCACCCGAATTGTTCATTCCAATCAACAAGTATAATGAACTAAAAGAGAATGGTTTGGTTCCGACAGAAGGTGATATTCTGGTAACTTCGAGAGGGACGCTTGGCAGATGTTATATCGTTAGACCAGAAGATGAATTCTATTTTCAGGATGGAATGATAAGCTGGCTCTCTGATTTAAGCCATCAAATTACGAGCTTATATCTATCTCAACTATTTGCGATGTCAGGGATTCAGAAACAAATTGCAAGTTTGCAGGCGGGTTCAACTGTGGCTTACTTATCAATATCGATGCTGAAAAAACTTGACATTATGTTACCACCACTTAACCTACAAAATCAATTTGCCGTCTTTGTCGAACAGACCGACAAATCAAAATATTACAGTTCTTTGAGCTTTAGATACTGCCAAGCGGCAGCGAATACATACAGACAGGAGTGGATGACATGTCGAACTTCGGATTTCTAAAAGATAAAAAGGAGTACGCACTGTTTGCCTCGGCTGCGATCGAGGCGGAAAAGGTGTATGTTTCCGCGCCTGCTATGTGCGCCGTCGGCAGCAGAAAAGCTCTGGAATTAGCCGTCAAATGGGTGTATTCGGCTGATAAGACGATGCAGATGCCATACAAGGATAATCTGCAGGCACTCATTCATGAGCCAACCTTCCGTTTTGCGGTAGACTACAACACATGGGGCAAACTGCCGTTTATCATTAAGTTGGGCAATCTGGCCGTTCACACGGAGCGAAGTGTACAGGCCAGTGACGCCCTGGCTTCCCTGCAAGGACTCTTTGAGTTCATTCAGTGGGTGGACTATTGCTATGGCGCTGATTACGAAGAGCGACAGTTCGATGAGGCACTGATTCCGACCGAGAAGGTCGTCGTCGACACCAAGAAAATAAAAGAGCAAGAGAGTCTGCTTGGTGAGAAAGACGCAGAGATTGAGGCTTTGCGTAAAAAGATCGAGCAGATGTCCGAGCAGATCACTGCAGCAAAGGAGCAGCACCAGCAGGAGCGCACATTTGTCGCAGCAGACCTTTCCGAGTTTAAGACCCGCAAAATTTACATCGATGTGGACATGAAGCAGATGGGCTGGAAATTCTCCGGAGCAGATGCTGATGTTCAGGAAGAGTACCCTGTCGAAGGTATGGCAGGTGTGCTGGGGCAGATGGGGTATGTGGATTATGTGTTGTTCGGGAAAGACGGTCTACCACTCGCAGTGGTGGAGGCCAAAAGATCAAGCAAAGACCCGAATATAGGCCGCAAACAAGCCGTGCTGTACGCTGACTGCCTGGAGAGAAAATTCGGACGTCGCCCCATGATGTTCACGACCAATGGTTTTGAAACTTACTTCTGGGACGATCAGAGCAGCCCGCAGCGTAAAGTCAGTGGCATATTCAGCAAAGACGATCTGCAGAAGCTGATGAACCGTCGTACCGAGCGGAAGGATCTGATGACCATTCCGATCGATGACAGAATCACAGACCGCTACTACCAAAAGGAAGCCATCCGTGCTGTATGCGAGCAGATCGGACAAGGGTTTAGAAAGCACCTGCTGGTCATGGCAACAGGAACGGGTAAAACTAGAACCGCGTCAAGCCTTACCGATGTGCTCAGTCGCGGCAAATACGTCACCAACATTCTGTTCTTGGCTGATCGCACGGCGCTGGTGAAACAGGCAAAGGACGATTTCAAGAACTACCTGCCGGATATGTCTCTTTGCAATCTGTGCTCTAATAAGGACGACCGGAGCGCACGGATCGTATTCTCGACGTACCCGACAATGCTGAACGCCATAGATGATATGAAGGCGAAAGATGGGCAACGTATGTTTACACCCGCCCACTTTGACCTCATCATCATCGACGAGAGCCACCGCAGCATATTCAAAAAATACCGTGCGATTTTCGAATACTTCGATGCGATCATGGTCGGCCTGACCGCAACTCCCAAAACAGACGTTGATCGCAATACCTACGATTTCTTCGAAATGGAGCACGGCGTACCGACGTATGCATACGACTACGAGACGGCAGTATATCAGGATCATGTGCTCGTGCCCTACTATAACTATGAGGTAAAAACAAAGTTCTTAGAGGAAGGTATCACATACGACGACCTTTCCGATGAGGACAAGGAACGGTATGAAGAGGACTTTATTGAAGACGGTCTGATGCCCGACTTCATTCCGTCGGCACAGCTGAACAAATTCGTTTTCAACGAGACAACCGTTGACACGGTGCTTCAGGATTTAATGGAACGCGGCATCCGTGTTGCTGGTGGTGACAGACTGGGTAAAACCATCATCTTCGCCCAGAACAAGCGCCATGCGGAGTTCATTCTGGAGCGGTTTAATAAGCTGTACCCAAAATACCGTGGCACATTTGCACAGCGTGTTATCTGCGACGATACATACGCGCAGACGATCATTGACGATTTCAAAATTCCAGAGAAGGATCCGATCATAGCAGTTTCCGTGGATATGATGGATACCGGCATCGATGTGCCGGAGTGCGTCAACCTCGTATTCTTTAAAAAGGTGCGGTCAAAGACGAAATTCTGGCAGATGATCGGCCGTGGTACTCGTCTCAGCAAGGATCTCACCTGCATCGATCAGATTGACGGCGAATACACGGCAAAGAGACGGTTCCTCATCTTTGACTATTGCGGGAACTTTGAATACTTTCGCGCTCACAAAGAGGGCTTTGAGTCCCGCGAGACGAAGACGCTGTCGGAGAACATATTCGGGAAGCAGATCCGCATTGCGGTGGCGCTGCAGGAAAGTGCATTTGCCGGAGACGACTATCAGAGCTGGAGATCCGAGCTTGTAGAGACATGCTACTCTCAGGTATTGGCACTGAACACCGACCTCATCGCCGTGCGGCTGCACATACAAAGCGTTGAAAAGTTTAAGAAGCCCGGAGCTTTCAACTACATTAGTGAAGGCGACAAGGGCGAACTGATGCAGCAGATTGCGCCAATCGTTCACTTGGATGACAACGATGAATTTGCAAAGCGCTTTGATAACTTTATGTACGGTCTAATGATTGCCCAGATAGAGCAGATGCCCTCGCTTAAGATTGCACAGAAACAGCTCCGTGATATTGGAACGCTGCTGGAGCGCAAGGTCAGCATCCCGCAGGTAAAAGCGAAACTGCCGATCATCAAGGAGGTCAACACAGACGCTTTCTGGAATGCGAACGATGTTCTGCTGTATGAGCGGGTGCGGAAGGAGCTCCGTGATCTGATAAAGTTCCTGAATGACGTTGACCCTCGAAAGCCGATTATTACTCGGCTATCTGACCCGATTATAGATCAGAAAGAGGGCGACCCGATGGAGCCGGGGTATGATTTCGAAGACTATCGCGCCAAAGTCAATCGCTACGTCAACGAAAACGGAAATGCGCTTGCCATCTATAAGCTGACACACAACATCCCCCTCTCGGCTGCGGATTACAGCGAGCTGGAGCACGTGCTGACTAGCGAATTGGGCAGTAAAGAAGACTACGAAAGAGAATATGGTGATACGCCGTTTGGTTTGCTGATCCGCAAAATCGCCAAGCTGGATCACGAAGCAGCAATGCAGGCTTTTTCGCAGTTCATAAACGACCAGTCACTGAACCAGAAGCAGATCGCTTTTGTGCATAAGATCATTAACCACATCGAGCAGAATGGGTATATGGAGAATGTTACCGAGCTGCAGAATCCACCCTTTGACAAGCCGATCAGCTTTGTAAAGCTCTTTGATGCCCGTACACGTGCAGCGTTATTGGCCGCGATCAACAAAGTGAAAGAAAACGCGGTTGTCATTGCTGCTTAACGGAAGCCCTAAACAAATAGCAAACACCTCGCAGTCATACGGCTGCGAGGTGTTTCTGTAAGTGCAGGTTTTATGGAATATAGATTACGGGGATATTCTGCCGTTCGGCATAATCAATCGTATTTTTCGTCCCGCCCTTCTCACCGTTGAAGACGGCGATCACACGGCCAGCGTGGTCGACCATCCATTCATTGCGGCGTTGGAAGCAGCCACGATCATACTGCGGAGAAATGAAACGGACGATATCGGCACCGGCCAGAGCCGAAGCATAGCGACTTTGCCACGCTGACGACCATGCACGTTCAAAGCCCTGATAGGGGCTTGCAGCAATCAAATGAATCGGAGCGCCATTGTCCCGTAGACGAAGGACGACTTCCGCAGCCCAAATGTCAACACCTCTGGCCATACCGGAGATGAATGTCTGGAAACCGTCTGTGATAGCAGCGCGGATTTCTCGCTCAAGTGAGGCTACGATTTCTGCCTCGCTTTTATTCAGTTTTTCAGGGCGGTGGCCGGTAAAGCATACCCGGCGCATTCTGAGCTCAGGCTCGTTTGACATAAGGATCACCACATTTCCCAAATATAGTTTACCGCCTGAACGCGCAAGTTTCAAGTATAAATATCACCATAACTTGCTATACTACTTCCACCCATTTGCTCTAACGGCATCACCAAACGTGGTGATAGAATATATACTGGAAGTGAGGTGGTTTTGTGGACATCCGTCAAAGGCTGATCGAATTGCAGGAGCAACACGGTTGGTCAGATTACAAAATCGCCAAAGAGGCAGGCTTATCGCCGAACACAGTATCCAACATCTACCGCCGTGGCAACACTCCGAGCATGGTCACATTGGAAGCATTGTGCAAGGCGTTCGGCATTACCATGGCACAGTTTTTTGCAGAGGGCGAAATGATTGAGATTACGCCGGAGCTGCGGGAACTCTTTGACAAATGGACAGTACTGACACCGGAACAGAAAACCGCACTTTGGCAAATAATCAAAACATACGAGAAATAAAGGTAGGGCGAGCGATCGCCCTTTTTTTTTGCCCTTGTAGCGCAAGATATGGTGGTAAAACCGCACCACATGTTGATATACAGCGATATAATAAAGTAGCGCCGCCTCCGCATGCGTCAGGGTCGATGTCGGCAATCGATCAAATCTGTGGCGCAGAAGGAAGTGATGCATTCTTGAAGAAGATTAAAATCGACAGAGCTATACAAGAGCGCCCTGCTACGCGAAAGCAGACACGAAACGAAAAAATTCGGCAGTCACTGACAGAGCATGTTGATGTGCAGGTAATCCCTGCTATCACAGATCGAGAGGGATATGAAAAGCCGAAGCTCCGCGTGTGCGCGTATTGCCGCGTCAGCACAGACATGGACACGCAGGCGCTCTCTTATGAGCTGCAGGTACAGAATTACACAGATTACATCCGAGGAAACGATGAATGGCAGTTTGCAGGTATATATGCAGATCGCGGAATTTCCGGCACATCCCTAAAACACAGGGATGAATTCAATCGAATGATCGAGGATTGCAAAGCGGGTAAGATCGACCTGATCATCACGAAGGCGGTCACCCGCTTTGCGCGTAATGTTCTGGACTGCATTTCGACGATCCGCATGCTAAAACAGCTGGAGCATCCGGTTGCCGTATACTTTGAAACCGAGAGGATCAACACGCTGGATACTACGTCCGAGACATATCTGGGATTGATCAGCCTGTTCGCGCAGGGTGAATCGGAGTCCAAATCTGAAAGTCTTAAATGGTCGTACATCCGACGCTGGAAGCGTGGCACGGGTATTTATCCGACGTGGTCACTTCTCGGCTATGAGATGGGCGAAGACGGAAAGTGGCAGATCGTCGAAGCGGAAGCCGAACTGGTACGCATCATTTATGATATGTACCTCAACGGCTACTCGTCCCCTCAGATCGCCGAGATCTTAACCCGGAGTGGTGTTCCGACTGCTACTAACCAGACGGTATGGAGCAGTGGCGGCGTGCTCGGAATACTTCGGAATGAAAAATACTGCGGCAATGTCCTGTGCCAGAAGACAATGACCGTGGATGTGTTCAGCCATAAAGCCATCAAGAACACGGGACAGAAGACGCAGTACTTCATTGAAGGGCACCATGAACCCATTATTCTGAAATCAGATTGGGATCGGGTGCAGCAGATGATCGACGAGAAATACTATCGCAAAAGACGCGGCCGCAGGACGAAGCCGAGAATCGTCCTGAAAGGTTGTCTTACCGGTTTCACTCAGATCGACCTCGATTGGGATGAAGACGACATCGCGCGTATTTTTTACTCGACCACACCTGCGGCAGAAGCCGCAACGCCAGCTATGGCAGATCACATCGAAATTATTAAAGTCAAAGGAGAAAACTAATATGTCCGTACTCGAAAAATTCAAGCTCGTAGAGCTCATCACCTCTCGCACCGACTCCGTTGCCACCTTTATGAACGGCAACCAGATCAAGTTCAATGCCGCCACCTTTGTGGATCTGGGATACCCGGAATACATCCAGCTCTTCGTCGAAGAGAAAGGCAAGCAGTTCGCCATCAAGGCCTGCAAGGCAGATGCGCCGCAGGCGATCAAGTTCTCCAAGCCCGCTGGTGAACAGCGATACCCCATCAAGATCAGCTGTGCCCCGGCAGCCAATGCGGTGCGGAGGGTCATGCAGTGGGCACCCGAAGAAAGCTGGAATGTTCCCGGCGCTATCTTCGGTGAAGAAAAAGTTATTATCTACTCGTTGGAGCAGGCGTATGCCCCAGTGCCCAAGGGTGGATGGACGGCCAAAAAGCAGGCTGCAGCTGCTGCGGAGGCTGCTTCTAAAGTCAACGCCAAATAATCCTTAGAGCCTCAACTTCATAAGGCAGCGCCATGTGGTTTGTACTGCATGGCGTTTGCCTATCATTGCCAGCAGCGTAATGAAATCATTACTTCAAAGCTGCAAACCGGGAATTTTGTCTCAAACCCCTTGACGCGTTCTGCCGTCGTGAGTATAATTTAGTTGTAAATGAGACACGGGTTTCATTTAGGAGGAATTTCGCATGAGAAGCAAAGATAAGACCCTGATGGCGGCTATCGAGAAGTTCGTGAGTGACTACACGGACAGCAACGGTATCTCGCCCACTATGCAGGAAGTAGCAGATGGGGTCGGATCGTCAAAGGCCACGGTGCAGCGCTACATCGCTCAGCTGTGTGAAGGTGGCATTCTTGACTACTCCGGTTACCGCACGATGACCTCTACGAAAACGAAGGCAGCAGCAATCCGAGTCCCCGTTCTCGGCACCATTGCCTGCGGCATTCCGAAATTTGCAGAGGAAAACATCGAGGAATACGTCCGCCTTCCTGTCGCACTATTCGGCAAAGGCAATTTCTTCATTCTCCGCGCCTACGGCGATTCGATGATCGAAGCAGGTATTGATAACGGCGATCTCGTTCTGATTCGGCAGCAAAACTACGCAGACGAAGGTCAGATTGTCGTTGCCCTTATGGAGGATGAAGCGACACTCAAAAGATTTTATCCAGAACCCAAAAAGCATCGCATCCGTCTGCATCCGGAGAATTCTCGTATGGACGACATCTATGTTGATAACTGTGAGATTCAAGGCGTTGCGGTTAAAGTGCTCAAGGATCTGGAGTGAACGGAGGAATGGTAGATGGAACGTGTATTAGAACACGTTGATGTGGAAGAAATGTATCTGGACGTTGATTCGGAAAACCTTCCTGACAAAGGAGAAATCGTTGAAACAGCACACTTCTTTGTCGGGCAGGCATACAACGCACACATCCATGTCGTCGAAAGAGAATCCGGTGACATGGTGATGCACATCAACTGCACGATCATGTATTCGAAAGAGCGGCTGCAGGCATTTGCTGACCTAATCGAAAAGGACGGCGGCCCCAGCATTGAGGCGGTGCGAGCCCTATGACTACTCCACCGCACCTCAAATGACAAAACGGAGCGTACCCACCATGGCAAAAACACGAACTTACTTCTGCATAGACATGAAGAGCTTTTACGCATCGGTCGAATGTGCCGAGCGTGGGTATAATCCCTTCGAAACAAATCTCGTCGTCGCAGATCTCACACGTGGGAAAAATGCCTTGTGTCTTGCGATCACGCCAGCGATGAAGGCACAAGGTATAAGAAACCGCTGTAGGCTGTCGGAGATCCCCAGCAATGTCAAGTACGAGGTCGCCCCGCCCCGCATGGCTTTGTACATTGAATACGCAGCGGATATCTACTCGCTGTATTTGGATTACTTTGACCCACGGGATATTCACGTGTACTCGATCGACGAATCGTTCCTCGACGTGACCGATTATCTGGCACCGAATCACATGGACGCAGTGACGTTCGCCAAG